AGGCTTTCTGTGCCTGTGTGGTCTGAGTTTTCATCGCTTCTGCAAGCTCAGGCATAAGCTGTGCTGCAGTCTTGATACTTCCGTCAGCGTTCTTAAAGCTGATGTTAAGCTTCTCAAGCATCTTGAGGAAATCTTTATTCTTGCCTGCAGCTGAATTGGCAATGTTTTTGTTCAATACACGAAGGCCAGCATCCATCTGTTCGGCAGACGAACCACTCAACTGAGCGATATATCGGAACTTGGCGAGATCATCTGAGGCAATGCCCAGAGCTTTTGAAGTGTTAAAAAGAGATGTGCCGTACTCATGCAAGTCGGTTACACAGCTTTTAATAGAAGCTCCAACGGCAGCAAAAGAGCCAACAAGAGGAAGCACTGTCATCTTAGCAACGTTGCCTAAATTACGGCTTAGATTATTTGTAGCCTTATTAAGTGCTTTGAAGTTCTTATTGATGTTCTTAAGGCCTGGAGATACATTATCCTTTATTGCAAGGATTGTCTTGATAGTCTTTGCTGAAAGTGCCATGTTTACCTGACCTTAGATGCCTGTTGCTGAGCCTCAGCTTTTTGTCTGAGGATGTCTGAAATGTCTGAGCGCCAGCGTAGAAACTCGCTGAGCGTCAGCTGTTGAATTGTAAGAGGTGTCGTGCGCCAATAGTAAGCTGTCTCCGACACCATAAATTTGAACTGCTGAAGGTTTAGTCTTCTGATTGACCGAAAAAACCTAAAAGCTCCCATCTTAGCTTATCAAAGTCTTTGATTGACATCTGTCTCAGTGTTGATGGAGGCAGTGCAGAGAGCTGAACAAGGTAGCTCATCACCTGCTTTGGATCAATACTTAAAGAGCCGGTGTTTGGGTCAACGCCGTAAGCAAACACGCCAATCTTTTCAATGTCTGCAACTGTAGGTTCACGGAGCTCAAGCTTATTGATTGTAGTGTCGCCGTTCTTGATTGGTTTTGTTAGATTAAATGAAATTCCCATAGCTTTAATTTCCTTTAATATATCGGATAGTTAAAAATATAAGGGGCGAATTACCGCCCCTATCTTCATCTTAAGATAAGATGCCCTTGACGCCTTCGAATCTTAATGATGTAGTGCCATCAATAGGATTCAATGCGATATCACCCACCAGAGCTGCGCCCTGTAGGGTGTATACCATGCCATTGGCACACTCAGCTGTGATAGTCATGTCAGTTGCATTCTTGAGAGTTGCAAAAGGAAAGCTCTCATCAATGTATACTGATACAGCAACATAAGGTATTGAAGGAGTCTCCTTGTAGCCGACTACACCGGAAGTTGATACCAACATCTCGCGGGTTACATCAGTTAATGGGAACTCGATTGAACCTTCTACGTATAATTGCTCGCCGTCTACTTTTACGTAGCAGGCGCCAGCCATTCTATTAGCCATTTTTTACTCCTCATCAAACTGTAGACGGAACTGAACCTGCATAGCAAAGATGCGAAGCTGGTTGACCACATCAGGAGGCAGCAATACATCAATGCGGTTGACATCATTCTTGTTGCGCTCTACAACAAGATACTTAGCAAAGAGTTCTGCATTCTCTACAAGGCCAAGTGCCTCAAGCTTGCCGTACTGAGCTATCAGTTCTGACTTGATTACTTTAGGGGTCACGATAGCCTGACCAGGACCGTAACGGGTGCCGTCATTAGCCAGCTTATGACGTGCGTACTTTGATGTAATGGCAGTCTTAAGTGCACCGATGATGTAAGCGATGGTGTACAAGGTTGCACTGTCAAGGTATGAATTGTCTGCATCACCAAAGCTGTTACGCTGATAGGTGGTGATTGCGCGCTCAATCATAACATTAGAACCGCCAACGGTCAGAGTTGCAATGCCGTTGCTCAGCAGAGCCTGTCTATCGTTGAAGTTGAAGCGATCTGCAACGTTTGGAACGGTCAGACCAACAAGAACACCTGTCTGCAGAGGTCTTGCAGGGTCATTGCGATAGAACACTGAAGCGCGTGCAAGTGCTGAAGCACCGATAACCCATACAGGGTTAGGATTATTTGGCTCAACACCGAACACAGAAGCGTGCTGATCGTTGCGAGAGTTACCGAAGGTCATCAGGGTTTCGGCCTCACCACGTTTTGCAGTGAAGACGTGACCGAACTGCATGCGAGCGTATGACCAACGACCTGAAGTATCGTTCATATCAACCTTTACGGCATCAAGAGCGGTTGTATCAGCGTCAGCTATGCCAATAAACTGATAAGCCTCAGCGCTTACAGTTGCAAGTGCAGCAGTGTAGTCGATTGAGCCGGTACCACCTGTCATAATGCCAGGGGTTACGGTTAAGCCTGATACGTTCTCCTCGCCGTTCAGAGTGCCTAAGTAGTTACTCTGAAGCAGGATGTCGTTGCCGTATACACCGGCATCTTTTGCTGTAACAGTTACGTCTACAGAGGTTGAGGTTGATTCTTCCTCATCTTCTGGAGCTACAACTTCAGCTGATACAGGAAGGTCAGAATCTGCATTGATTGCTGCTGCAAGGTCGGTTGCCACAGTTGATGCTGTAGCCCCCTGAGCGACAGACACCTGAACGCGCTTACCGCCGATATAGAGGCTTACTGCACCTGAAGCAAGTGCAAGACCTGCAACGGTTACAGAGCATGATGCATTGGCACCGGTTACAGATGCAGGAATTACCCACAGTTCGCCGGATGCGTCTACAGCTTTGTAAGCCTCAACGGCAAGAGCAAGCTCTGAACCGCGACCGAATAAGGTTTTTGCTTTTGCTACTGATGATACAAATACTGGAACATCTGCAGCAGCTGTGCCGGTTGACAGCTTCTGACCGATGAGCAGTGACTTGTAGGAGGTAGTAGCAGTGTTTGCCATGCTATTGTCAACCTCGGCATAGAACAGAGGTACTCGAACATTAGCTGGAATGGTGTTAAAAGAAACAGCCATTATGTACTCCCATTTAAGTTAATTAACGTTAAATTTAGTTGAATATTCAATCTTCCCGTCAGGCTTTCCATCCTCGCGAATGAAGTCAACGTCAAGATTAGTTCTCTCAAAGCTAGGCATCTCATCGATGGCTGTCTGAATGTGAGAATCTGTCTGATTCAGTTCGTAACTTGAGCTGAACTGCATGTCAATCATCGCCCATGGTCCTGTAGGTTTAAGGAATGTAAAGCCAAGATATGACATAGCACTAAAATTGTCTGATACAGGTGCAAAACCCATAAGGGCCTTGCGTACTGATGATGCAACATCGTCAAGGGTATCTGCACCAACCTGTCCGTGTGCGTCAACTTTTGGAACCGCAACAAAGACATCAAAGGTTGCTGTAACTGTCTGATAGTAAGATACAGCTGAGGTCTGTTCGTTGGCACTCTCCTGAGTGCATACGACCCAGCAGCACGGCATTGAGCGCGGATTGAGGTCAGGCTTCTGATTGAGGTCAATCCACTCCTTAAGGCCGTAGACACGACCGCCGAATACGGTACATCGTGCTTTTAACTGATTGATTATTGGTAAAGTTTTCATTAAATTGCTTCCTCATCAATCGCCTTACTGATAATGCTCTGTACTTCATCATCTGCACGTTCTGCCTCAATCTCAAAAGGATTGACACGCTTGACGAGATCACCTTTTCGTCTTCCATAAAACAAAGGCGCAGGGTAGAACATTTTGTCTTCAACAGGCTTTTTGTAAAGCACTGCCGACCACAGCCCCGGAGGTCGTCTTGCAACCTCAACTTTGACAGCTTTGCGGAGCGCTCCTGTATCTCTACCTGGTATTTCTCCTGGCTTAGATACCGTGTTCTTGTTTAATGCCTTTCGTGAAGCTTTGGCGATGACGTTAGCTCCCCTTCTAAGAGCTTTGATAAGAGGCTTTCTATCTAATTGATCAAGGTTAAATATCTTCTTCTTATCATATTTAATCGTAATCATTGATTACTTCCTCAACTACTCCGGAGGATGACACAGCGTCATAATCGCCAATCTCAACAGCCTCAATGACCGTAAATTTGCCCTGACCGTTGGCATCAGTCACTCTAACAGGTCTTAAAAGGCGTGAGCCGTACAGGATGTATACACCGTGACCAATAGCTACATCGTCAAGTACACCCTTTTGAGTGCGTATCCACAGTCTGTGAGTTGTCTGTTCTGAGGTCTGAACACCGCCGAAGTTGTAGTTGCCAACAGGCTCAATCTTTGCCCATACCAAAGCAATAACTGTGTCAGTAGCCTGAGCTGTGCCTAACGAGGTGGGGTCTTCATAGCGAGTAACGAAAGTCACTCTTTTATTGAGCTCACCAGCTGTAGGAATTGAGATTGCCATTTACTGTTCATCGCTCCTTAAATAGAGGATATAAGGGTCAAGCAGATGTCTGTGGAAGGTATTGTAAGTACCCTGCTCTGACAGCTCTCTGTGAGCGTATAAATCGCCTATAAGGCATAAGATGAACTGCTTGATAGTAGGAGGTATCGAGTGTGCCGTGGAAAGCTCAGACACTGCCTCGTCATCAGACCTTTTCACAATTTCTCTTTGCAGAATATGCTCAGCCTGTTCAGTAGCTACAAAGATGTAGCTTGTGATAAGGTCGTCTTCTGCAGTATCATCGACTCTTATCTGAGCTTTGGCTTCAGCAAGGGTAACGGGTGCCTGAGTTAAGGCTGTGATAGGTGATGGTGTAAAAGACATTGTGATAAGTCCCGATTAAAAAAAAGGGGCATTTCTGCCCCTATAAATACTCTTTTAGCTGTTAAGCTGGAATTGCAAAATCGCCACCGTTTAATGCATTAGGCTGCTCGTAAGCAACACCTAAACGGCGCTCAACACGAATGGTGATTAAATTGCGCTGGAAGTTGATATCATCACTTTCTGACATTGCAACATTCAGAGCCTGGCGGTCGTAGATAGTTGCAGCCATGCCTAAGTTACCTAATACATACTTACCTGAGGTCATTGATGCAGAGGTTACTACAGGAATGCCCCACAATGACTTAGATGCAACTGACTGTGGGCCACCTAAAATGTAGCGCTTCTGAGCATCCTTAAGCATTGCAAGCTTGGTCCAGTCAGCTGGATTCAGAATAATAACTTCTGGAGTGTAGAAGCGTGACTCTAAGTTTTCCTTAACTTTCAGAGCGAAGTCAAATAAGGTGTCGCCGGAGCCAAAATCAGCTGAAGAAATTTCTGATGCGGTTACAGGGTCGTGGTAATTACCGCTCTTTAACATACCCTCAAGAGCAGTGGTACCACCGGTGCCGGTAACAAGCTGAGCATCTACTTTAGCCTGTAAACCGTACTGCATCTTGCCGTTGATGTAAGCAAGTAAAGCAGGTGCGTCTGCAGCAAGCTGAGTAGTGATACGGGTCCAGTGTGCAACAGTGATGATATTGCAGGTCTTTAATTCAGTTGAACCGAATAATGACTGTGGCTTGTCGTTTGCCTCAGCAACACCGGCTGCATTATTGGTAAATGAACCTTCCTTTACGTACTCTACAGCATTTGATGACACAGGAACGTGGTTAAACAGATCTTCGATAACTAAAGGAGCGTCAGGACCAGCTACAATGCCAGGCTTACGATACTTCTCAACATTTCCGAAGGCTGAGGTTGCAGCATTTGCATCAGCACCCTTATTAAACTCGAATGATGCCTTGCGGGTTGCGCCGAAGTTAGCATAAGAGGTTGACTTAACGAAAGCCTCACCTAATGATTTTTCAGCGTGGTCGTGAGCTGGAGCGTCAACTGAACGCTGTTCAGCATCAGCTAAAGCCTTAGCCAGCTTAACCTGCTCTTCACCAAGACGCTTAATCTCAGCGTTGATTGCTGTTTTTGAAGCAATGTTATCCTGCTCTAAAGCTGATAACTTAGAATCAATGCCTTCAAGGC